TCTCTGCAGTATTTCTAGCAGATACAAAGATTACAACATCTTGTTCTTTTACGTGATTTTTAGCTGCCTCACATACCCACTGGATAGGGGTATCATGTACTGTTGCAGCCTTAAAGGCGGGCCAATCGACTTGTTGGGAACCATCTACAAACTTACGTCTGTGTTCTACATCTGCGATGGTCCCATCAATATCGAATATAATGTGTTTTTGTTTCCTTATCATATGTATATTATAACACAATCTAAGGTATTTGTCAACACTTTTTTTAAAAAAGTTTTATATTTTTGGTGGTTCTTCTTGTTTGAAATACTGTTCTAATATCATTAATTTATCTTCAAACTCAGCAATTTTACCTAGTTCTAGTGATACTGTTTCCATGATATCAATATGTTCACCTACTCCCACTGGATTAGATAAGAATACTTCCACATTCATTTTGTGTTTTCCTATCTCACCATGGAAATGGTTTGTAAGAGCCATAATCATTTCTTTTCTCATACTACAAATTCCTCTCCTGGATTCCACTCACACCCTGTAAGACCTCCGGCCTTAAGTGCTTGTAAAGTCCTTAATACTTCATGGGCATTTCTTCCAGTATCAAGTGCATTTACTGATACGTGTTGAATAACCATGTCTTTATCATATATAAATGTTGCCCTGTAACAAACACCTTCGTCTTCGTTCACAATACCAAGTTTATGTGATAAACCTAATCCACAATCAGCTGCAAGAATATGATTAATATTACCAATTAAATCATTATTCTGTTTCCAAGCTAATTTACAGAATTCGTTATCACCACTGATACCGACAACATTCGCCTCTTCTACCAACATATCCATTCCTGCAATTTCTGTAGGACAGATAAAGGTAAAATCTTTTGGATAAAAATAAACCACACTCCAATCTTTTTTATGTGGTGTATATCCATTGTCTATTTTCACTTCAACAAAATCGTTATTTTCGTTGACACCTTGCAAACTACATGCAGGGAATTTATCTCCAACTGTTAACATATTACCTCCGTTCTCCAAATATATGTTCTCTTTTCTTTTCGAGTTTATATTGCTCGATTACTTCAAATAATGGCTCTATCCAATTGTCTCTGTGTTCTACAAAAACTTGAGGAGATTCATTATCCACAGCAATCATCACAACCAATTGTGTAATGGGCATTCCGGTTCTTTCTTCCCACATGACTGCATAAGCAGCACATTGCATAAAGTAACTAGATATCCATTCTTTCTTTTTAAGTTTACGAGATGTCTTATAATCAATAATAGAATTTTTGCCATCCCATACCCCAACACAATCCACTCTACCAGCCAAACCTAAATGTTTGGAATATAGTGGAGCCTCTTGTGCATAAACTTTATGTAAGTTTGTATCCAATACATCTTTCACATCATAAAAAGATTGTAAAATATTAGGCATAATACCTTCAGAAAAGTTAGGATCATTGTCCACATATTTTTCCAATAAATCATGTACTGCTGTACCACGTGATGATGCGACTCTTGAGACTTTATTAGCCTCTTCCTCTCCTACTCTAGCTCTCCACGCCTGTATAGCCTCTCGACTTAATATGGATAATACTGTTGTAATAGAAGGATAAGTATCGCCATTAGGATCGGTGTAGACTCGACCACCAGGCCCTGTCTTTGCAACCAGATCATTATATCCCAAATCAATAGCTTCATGTTTAAAATTTCCCATTTTCTACCATTTCCTTTGTCATTATAAAGTCCCTTACAAGACCACTTCTGACAATATCTTCCCATGTAAATTCGATCGTATCAAATAATTTCATATTCTCTAAAATCTGAATAAATTTTTCCATACCTTCTCTGTCTCCATTACTCCTGAAATCAGATTGGTAATAATCTCCACATAATATAATTTTTGTATTATGACCTAGCCTTGTAATCATAGAACAGAGTTCATGATATGTAAGGTTCTGGCATTCATCTATTAACATAATACAATTATTAAATGTAAGTCCTCGTACAAAAGACGTAGTAACAAATTCTATTGACTTATTTGTTTCTAGTTTTTTCCACGCGTCTTTATCATTAAATAAATCCCCTACGATTGTTTTATAAGGTATTTTATATGCGTCTTCCTTCTCTTCGATAGTACCAGGCAAAAAACCTATATCTCTTGTAGGTACTGCCGATCTCACAATTATTAATTTTTCCTGTGAGGTTTGTTTACTCAGCACATCTTGTAATGCAAGATATGTTGAAATAAATGTTTTACCGGTTCCTGCTGATCCCGATAATACCAAATTAAAATTTTCTTTCCAAGAGGTAAATACTTTCTCTTGGTTCTTTGTCATTGGTTCTAAAGTATTTAAATGTTCTATACGCAATCTTGAGGGTTTTTGTCCACTCATTTCTGTTTAATCCTATGTCTTTCTCTTGGTGGCATTCCTGATTTAATTCTATCTTGAACTTCTTTCCAACCATCACCAGCCTTCTTAAGCATATTTTCATTAGTAGAAAACCTTAATGATGTTATCTGTTGTATCAAGTCTGGATTATCTTCTTTGAATTTATCTAGGTCTTTTATAGACATTATATATTCTTTAACTTCTCCAGTTTTTGTATTTTTAAAATCGTAACTAGGCATAATTAAACCATTCCGGAATTTGTCTTTTAGTCCAATCCATTTTAAATCTTTCTTGTTTTGTGTGATAGAATGCTCGGTATGACTTGACGGCGTCTTCAAACATACACTCTGGATTAGAACCCATTGCCAGTTTAAATGGTGTGAAATCCGCCAAAGGTATATTTTTAGGTAACATGCCCAATTCTAGGCCGAGTTTAGTTTCTGTTGAATGTATTTTACCATATCTGTATGTATATTCTCTACATAGGGCAATAAAGTGTTTATAATGCCATAGGTAATTAGAAGATGATTCCCTAGTCCACACAGTGCAAGGGTGGTTGTGATGTACAGCTTTGTACAGTATATTCTCCCTTTCATCGGGCAACTTGTAATATTTTAGGATTCGTTTACCAGACTTGGATGGTCTTTGTTCAATAGACCCATCTAGCATTCTGTGCACAGTGGATAGCATTTGAGCAGATTCAACAATCATTTTAACCACATGTTTGTCACATTGGTCTTGTGCCGCTTTGACTGGATCTTTGTGTAAAATAAATATATTCATAATGTGTATTATATCAAACTTTCTTTGATTTGTCAACCACTTATTGTGATAATGAAATTTCTTAGTAAGAATATTAATCCCACTCCGTTTAATAGAATTAGGGCTCTATCTTTCCATAATATTGATACCCATAACCATAATGATATACCAATAACTGATAGTCCTAAATCCCAAAATTGTAAACCTTCAACACCTCTTAATGACATCGCGGCTAATACGAATATTGATGCGACCCATTTTATATACCAATCAAGAGTATATTTAGGTGTGGCCGATTTTTGAATTCTTCTTGAATTCTCTATTTCTTCTTTACTAAATTTTACTTCTTTTGTCATGGTTATTGGCCCTGTCACCAGGGCCTCAAACCCTGTGTGTTAACCTCCTTTTACTGAATCCATTTGTTCAATGTATTGAGAAAGGTATTCTATTTTCTTTCCCATTTTATAGGCAAGAGTATCTTTACCTTTCTTTTTCAGTTTCTTTTGATAGTAAATGGCCTCTCTATAATCTTTTCTGAGGCGCTCAATCTGTACATGCATATTTTGATCTCCATGGTTAATTGAATTCTATCATAATATAAAGGTTATTTAATAGGCAGTCCTCCAGTTAGTTAGTATTATCATTTTACAATAAGGTTTGGCCATACTTCTTTACATAGAAGTTTGGTTATACCTTTATATTTCAAACTTTTGTCTTTTGCAAGTACCATCATTTCAGCTTCTGAGCCGTTAAGTGATTCTAGCAAGTTTATGAACATAGATTCTCTTTTCATCTGGTTCATGTTTGTATAAGGCCCCTTAAAGAAATAAGCAAATAATTTGTGCTTATTATGTAGGGTTGCATAGTTATGCCCGTCAGGTGCGTCATCTTTTTTGTAAGGCGGGGTGCCTTCAGGTACGAGAGAAACAATGTCATCATCAAAATTAATTCTAATGATATCTCTTAGTGCTGGGGTATCGTGCTCTTTAAGATACGCCATTCTTTCACTCTTAGTTTTTAGTTTGGAAGTGTTTTTTAACACTTCAGATATTAGTAATGCTCTAGCCATTGTAAAATTCCTCCACGACTTCAATCAGGTTGTTACATCTTTTCTTAATTAAATAATTTAAAACTTTCATCTTCATTGCCGGTTTTTGATTATCATATTTATTTATAATGTCTTGCTGTATGTCTTCTGGGATTTCTGATAAGTCAATTAACTTTTTATTTCTTTGGTAATTACGATATACATCATCTGACATTGCAGACCTAAGGTCATCCGACCTTTCTAACCAATCATCAATCCTAGTTTGTCTTAAAGGAGTCTGTTTGGATTCTGAAATAAATGTATCGTCTTTTGATAATACATTAGGTACGCCATCACCTGCATCTCCTCGCATTACATGATTAAATAGGTAAGTTCTAGGGTTCTTATCGGTTACGGCTTTCTTTTGTATTGGTGACCATTGCTTGACATTATTATACTTTTGTAATTGAATAAAGTCTTTGTCAGAGGATACGATTATAACTGGTTCATGTTGACCGAATTCTTGTGTACGAATAGTAAGAGCTCCTATAATATCATCAGCTTCACAACCTTCTATATGTAATACTTTGTAAGGTAAATTTTCTTGTATCTCTTGTTTAACCAGATGGAGTATACGGAATATTTCAGTCCAATCAACATCTGACTGTTCTTTACCCTTTCTTCTCATGGCCTTATATTCAGGAAAATATTGTCTGCGCCATGTATTCATGCCATCTGCACATATAACCATTTGGCCATATTCTTTTCGGTATCTTTTGTTATACATACGAATACTGTTGAGTATCATATGTCGTATCATGTTTTCATCGTTAAGTTTTTGCACTATGATGTTAGATAGTGCGATCTGACTATAATCAAGTAGTATCATTATTTCTCTTTTGCATTTCCATTATATGTTCGTAGGTTTTATCCAGTTCACTATGTAAATTATGTTTAATACCTAAGTAACGCAAGAACATTGAATTAATTAGGTTAGTAATAACATACATATCTCTTGCCTCAGGGTTCTTAGGATCCCTAAAATCAAAATCATCTAATACATCAGGCCAGACCTCTTTAGGTAAACTATCGATTTCATCAACAATAAACTGTGTTAATTCTTCAGCCTCTTCAACGAAAAGACTGAATATATCTTCCTCTTCGGCCAGCTGTTTACGCCTTTTTTCTATTGGAAACTGTATTATATTTGACATTGTATGTATATTATAACATGCTTTTATGCAAAAGTAAAGTGTTTATTTAATTAAATTTTTAACTGTTTGACCACCAATTTTACAAGATATGATACCATTGTAATATTCTTCTGTAAGTAGGACTTCTCGCTCAAATTGCTCTTTTGCTTCCATATAAGCACAGTCTCCTTTGGTCTTACATAAATGGAGAATCTCTCTTATAAAATTATCATGGCCATATTCTTCTACATCCTTTACAAGATGTTTATTAGAACCCCAATAGGTTCTCCAATCAGATTCTACCTTTAATCTTTTACGTCTTTTTCTTTTCTTTGTTATAGGTAGTGTTTTCTGACTCCAAAAGAATTTCTTTCCAACGTATTTCTTTTGGTCTTTCGTATTCGTTATCAAGTAGACAAAACCGTATACGACGTCGGGACTGAATTCCTCGGGTGGAGACCATTCTACTCCTTGATATAGCCATATATTATCCGTAGTCTTCGTCATCGTCATCATCGTCATACCATCTATCGTTATCATCATACTTATTAATTATTTCAGATGATATTCCGCAATTTGGACAAAATCTATCTTCTGTATCAAATGCCTCTTCCATAGATATGTAGGATCTTTTAAAGCAGTATTCACAATCAAATGTTAGCCAGTGTGTAGGTTGCATATTAAGCCTGCACGTCTTTAAATTCTTGCCACCCGCCTATATTTTGATCATCAACTACTATTTGTGGAAATGTTCTTGCCGTAGGAAATTTTTCCATCATCTCTTCCCTATTAAAATTGACTCCTAACTTAAATACTTCATAAGAGATATCAGATCTCTCTTGTATCATGGCTTGAGCCTTATGAATTGCCATGTCGCAAAATGGACATTGGTCTTTACTGTATATTTCTATTTTCAATTTACTACTCCATTAATTACCCAAAAAGCTAATAACATGAACCCGAATACACATACTTGTATAATACTTGCCCAGAATATTTGCCTCATTGGGTGGACTTCCGTTAATTTTTCTATCCAAGATTCACTTGGTGCTAAATTTACTACTTGTAAAACTTTCTTTTCCACTATAAACTTAGCCCTGATAGTGTGTTAGTATCCACATCTTGTTTAACCCCACCAACTACATAAGAACTGATTTCTGTTTCTTGTGGTGCAACTTGTACATTATGCCCACTGATCCACTTTTCAGTCCATGGTAAAGGATTCATTTGAGTTACAGTATATGGACATTGAAGTCCTATTGCTCTCATTCTTTTACATCCAATCCATTCTACATAGTCTGATAATAATTTACCATTAAGGCCTATCATTGATCCATCTTTAAATAGGTAATTGGCCCATGCTTTTTCTTGTTCTATAACATCAACATATAATCTTACCGATTCATCTTCCATTTCTTTTGAAATCTTAGCAAAGTCTTTATCTTCTTTTTGTAATAATTTCAACATAGTAGTTGTTGAGGCAAGGTGGACGTTTTCATCCCTACATATAAATTTGATAATTTTTGCATTACCTTCCATTTTCTTTAACTCGGCAAATGCCCAACTACATGCAAAGGATACATAAAATCTTACACCTTCTAATGCATTGGCTGACATCATGGCCATCCATATTGCTCTTTTATGATCCATTTTATTTGTAGGGCCATTATTAGCAGTAATTAAATCGTCATAATATCCACTAATAGAATCAGCACAATTACTAATCTCTTTTATATTTAAAATATCATCAAATATTTTGCCTGGGTCAGCATAGATATTTCTAATAATATGTGTATAACTTTTACTATGAATTGTTTCAGAGAATGACCAAGTTTCTATCCAATTTTCTACTTCGGGTAATGATACAATTGGTAAAAAGGCTAGATTAGGAGCACGTCCTTGAACACTATCCAATACAATTTGTCTTTTTAGGTTAGAAGTAAAAATATGTTTTTCGTGATCTGTAAGGGAATCGAAATCTTTTTTATCTTTTGAAATATCTACCTCTTCGGGTCTCCAAAAGAATCCAAGCTGTTTATCAGTTATCTTATCCATTTGAGGATATTTCATTTCATCATATCTTTGAATATCTACCGCTTCATCTAAAAACATCATCTTAGCTAAATGCGATTTTTTATTCTTTTTCAATACTGCCATTTAATTTTCCTTATATTTTGCAACTTTCGCAATCCTCATCATCGAGGGATTCAAATTCTAGCTCTGGGAGCTCTTCTTTTAATTCTCCAGCACCATCGTTAGTGTTAAAGTAATAAAGTTGTTTTAATCCATACTTATAGGCTGTAATAGTATCCTTTATCATTTCTGACATAGGAATTTTATTATCCTCAAAGTGTTCTGGATTGTAAGATGTGTTTACACTAATACCTTGATCCACATATTTCTGTAAGATAGCACATATCTTTAGATAACCATCTGGAGATTTTTGATCCCAGAGTAAGTCATACTTGCTCTTTAAGTGATAGTATCCTGGCACTACTTGGGCCATTACACCATCCTTACTTTGTTTATATGATACCAAGGCTCTAGGCGGCTCAATACCATTTGTACTATTAGAAATTTGTGCGGATGTTTCTGCAGGCATTAATGCCATTAGAGTACTGTTACGAATACCCGTGTCCTTGAGTTGAGTTCTCAGCTCGCCCCACTCCATACGAACAGTGTGCCCTATTAAATTATCTATCGCACTCTTATATGTATCAATTGGAACAACTCCATGGCCGTATTTTGTCTCATTATTTAAATTTATTTTACCTTTTTCTTGTGCCAGATCTGCAGATGCCTTAATTAAATAGTATGACCATGCCTCAGCATATTCATCTACAATTTTAAATGCTGATTCATCATATTTCAATCCTCGTTTTGCTAGGAAATATGCGAGGTTGATAATCCCCACCCCAAGGGGGCGTCTATCCATTGTACCCCTTCTGGCTGCCTGTACTGGATAATCTTGATAATCGAGTAACTCATCAAGAGCACGGACAGTAAGATTGCAATACTTTTCAAAGTCTTTTGTTTCATTTATTAATCCCCAATTTATTGCTGATAAAGTGCATAGTGATATTTCACCCTCTTCACCTTGTAATTCTTCTAATGGTTTTGTCGGTAAATCAATTTCACAACACAAATTACTCATACGTATCGGAGCAACTTCTGGTAAGAATGAACCATGGTCATTTGCATGGTCAACATTCATTAAATATATTCTTCCTGTATCTTTTCTTTCAGTTAAGAATTGTGAAAATACCTCTAGTGCCGGTAGTGATTTTTTACGTACACTGTGAGCTCTTTCATATTTTTCATATAATTTTTGAAACTTGTCCTGATCAGCAAAGAATGCATCATATAATCCGGGTGTATCATTAGGATCAAAGAAGGTAATATTGCCACCAGTTAATAATCTTTCATACATTAACTTGTTAAACTGAAAGGCGTAGTCCATATGTCTTACACGAGTTTCTTCAATACCTTTATTATTTTTAAGGACTACTAGATTTTCAAATTCATAATGCCATACTGGTAAATATACTGTCGCGGCTCCACCACGAACCCCACCTTGTGAGCATGATTTAACTGCCGATTGGAAATATTTTAAGAATGGAATGAGGCCTGTATGTACTACAGAACCGTCTCCTACTTTTGCGCCTTCTCCTCTAATAGACCCTGCGCCAATACCGATACCAGCCTTTTTACTAATATACTTTACAATCGCAGAGGCAGTAGAGTTAATACTGTCAAGAGAATCACCAGATTCAATAAGTACGCAACTTGAAAACTGACGGGTCGGCGTACGAACACCAGCCATAATAGGTGTAGGTAAGGATATATAAAATTGCGATATTGCATCATAATAATCCTTTACATATTTTAATCTTGTCTTTTTATTATAATTGGAAAATAAGGTTGCCGCGACCATCATATAGAGCATCTGCGGTGTTTCATAATGTATTTTATTTTTACGGTCTTGGACTAGATACTTACCTCTAAACTGTTCCATACCCGTATATGTGAATGTATCATCTCTTTCATGTTTAATATACTTGTCCAATTCATCTATTTCATCACGACTATATTTAACCATTATATCGCCATCATATACATCTCTTGATATATTTTCTATAATTAAGTGTGCAAGAGGCCATGGTTCATAATCTCCATAAACTTCTTTTCTTAACTTATAGTTAATTAATCTAGCAGCGACGAATTGGTAATTTGGGGTGTATTCAGAAATAAGTTCTGCGGCACTTTTGATTAGTAGCTCATGTATATCATAAGCTTCTATCTTATCATATAACTGGATATTTGCCTTTAGTTCGATTTCAGATATAGACACACCTGTAATGTCTGCACAAGCCCATTCTAATACTTTATGTACTTTTTCTAAATCAAATTCTTGGAAAGATCCGTCACGTTTAGTGACATTTATTTTCATTGCATTAATCCCATTCATTATTTTTCTCAGTTAATAGTTATATTATATCACATTTTCAGTGAAAAGTAAAGAACTATTTGTTATTTTTTTCCAGCTTTTCTATTCTAGCTATCAATTTGGGATATGCTTCGAATTCATGTAATTCCTTACATGGATGTGTATTTTCTTCTAGGTACTCTAGCCTTTCAGCAATGAGGGGATATTGTTTACGAAATTTTGCATCTTTCTTTGCTACTTCTATATCATATTTTTCAGCAAGGTATTGCATAAAATTATCAACATGTTTCTGAAACCAGATACCCATAGTAGTTCCTTGCCACCATTGATAAAAGGAACTTCCGATGATAGAAGATAGTATTGATTTTAAAGTTAAAATTACTAGCCAGTTCATTTCTCCACCTTGGCCAGTTTTTTAATTGCCTTTACATAGTTAGGCATTCCATGGTCTACAACTCCGTCAAAGAATTTAAATCTTTTCCATGAATTCCATATACCATAAAATGTATCAGCCCATGTTGGTTTAAGTGCTTTATTGCCGAATCTATCGAAATAAATCATTTGGCCATGATGTCTGAACCCTAACCATGCTGGTGGAATTCTACACACTATATCATTATTATTCATAAATCTATAATGTGGACATTTTATATTTTTTATAAATCTAGAACCACCAACTCTTGGAGAACCAAATGTAAACAGCTCTTGAGGCTGATATCTAGTGGCTGAAATAGTAGCCATTGCAGCTCCTAAACTATGCCCTGTCATATATACATCTTTTCTTACTTTTAATTGGTCATTATGTTCTAGTTCTTTTACAATGTCCATCCATAAATCATTAACTTCTTCTTGGAATCCACCGTGCACTCTACCACCTGCCTTTGCAGTATTTTTAAATACTTTAAGATCTGCCATAACATCATTTAATTTTGATGGTTCAGTTCCCCTAAATGCAAACCATAAATCATTACGGTCTTTTGCAATAAGGACTTCTGCTCCATCCTTACTAATTAAATTTACCCATGCAAATCCTAATTTCTTTGCTGCAGTTATTGCAGGTTTTTCGTTCATATAGGCTATAGCAGATAGACGTGCAGCTATTTCTGCTCTATCCCACTTACCCATTTGTTCTTTCATTCTAGTCGTCGCCATTCTTCTTCTCCAATTTAATTTCCACTGCTCCAGCATCTTCATCATTTATTGTTACATTCCTATAGTAAACTATCACCTCACCGAGCTGATTAATATATCTTTTAATTTCCTGAGTATTATAAGACATTAACTCATAATCATCAACTGTCATAGCAACAAATACAATATCTCCGCCATGGTTTTTCTTTATATCATCTATAAATTTATCAAGATATGTGTATCCTTCTGGATACAAATCTTCTCTGCCTAATTTACAGTTTGATTTCTTAGTTTCAGGATCTTTCAGACAATTTTCAATTATCTTGGTATCTGAAACTACATACCATTTTGGTTCTTTTAAATCTATTGCTCTAGGCATTACTGGCTGAACAATATCAATCTGAACTGGTTTTGTTATTATTTCAACTTCTCTTGGAGCTTGTTGAAGTAAACTACAACCACTAATCGTTAAGAGTGCTAATACGCTGACTATCTGCTTCAATCGCATCGAATGCCTCCTTTGTTCTAGTGTTTGCTCTTTTCTCAATCATGCCAGGTTTGGCGCTAGCCAATTTAGACAGATTATGACGTCTGAATATATCCATATACTCATTCATTTCTGTTTCGTATGCTTGATTTCTGACTTGTAATCCTGTTAACTCTTGTGAAGTTTTTGCAAGATTATTTTGAATGGCCTCGATTGTGGCCCTTTGTTCTTGATCCCGTAGGTCTTGTGCAGCAATAACTTTTACTTGTTCTTCAAGTTTATTTTTCATTGGCACTACGGATAGATTATAATATAACATAGCGGCCAATCCCATAGCCCCTATAATTCCCATCAATATTTTTGTCATAATCTAACCTATATAATTAACCGAACTTCTTAGCGAATGCCTTTAAGTCTAAAGTTTCAAAACCGCCGAATTCGTCCATTACTTTGTAACCTAACTTTCCTTTACTAACTACTGGTTTAGCACTAAATGTTTTCATTCCTTGCCTTAGTCCACTAATTTCAGATCCATACAGAGATAACCCTTTAATCTTTGGCGGTCTAGCTTTAGCTTCTTCTACGGATTCTTCCTTTACTGAAACAGACTTCATATTCTGGGCATAAAGTTTTTTCTCTTCAGCATCCTTTCTGGACCTTTTACGAGCAATCATTCTTTCGACAAACTTTCGGCCTTCTTTTGTTCTACCATCGTACACGGATTTTTTCCTCTTTGGTTTCACTGCATCTGCAGGTAAGGAGACACCACCGCCTGCCACTGAATTTGCAGCTGCATCTTCCCATACGTCTTTAAAATTTTTCATCTTTTTATGTCTCCACTACTTATATATAAATCCTGTCGAGTACGTAGATGTTTTACCATATATATTGGAGTTTTAAACATACTTCCTACTGGAACTGTATGCACAGGTACTTCTACCTCATCATTAATTAATCCAATAACTTCACCTACTTTAGGACATACAACTTCTGTTGTAAGTTTATATTTCCCTGGATTTAATATTCCTTCTTTAACATAGAATACATCTTCGTTTAGTGTTTCATCTATGTCCTCTAAAACTTCATCCAATACCTTTCTTATATCATCTTCTGTAAGATTGGTATTTTCTTTTATTAGAAATAACGCTGCAGCATAAGATGCCAACTTTGTTTTTCCAAAAGGTAATTTACCTAATATTCTTTTTAAATTAAAAACTAATCTATGAAATACTGTATACGTTGCCTTTTCCTCGCTAGTTTTTAAATCTTTGGATTTTTTTAATACCTTACCAGTATTATCAACAATGCCAAATTCATATGCCTTGGTACTTTCCCAAGGTGTTACCAACAGCTTTAAAAATCTGAAGGCGTAAAATAAATCAGCGGTTCTTGATACAACTCCCATTAAATTTTCCTAAGTACATCTACTATATATGGATCCAGAGGGACTTCCACCTTTTCATCCATTGGTAAATAATTTAAAAATACCAAAAATGGTTTTATGTAAGTCCAATGTTCTGGCTCTATTTTATACCAGATCATTTTATTTGCGGCCGGTATTCCGAATACATTATAAAGCACAATTAAGTGATTCATTATTAACCGATGTTGTAAATCTTCGGTCAATTCGTATCTTCTCAGAAGCCTTTTAAGATATTTAAATCTTGCTAAGTCTTCTTTAAATTCCTGAATATCTAAACACTCAGGGTTATTATAATTCTGACTCGCAAACATTTCAAAATTCT